CTCATATGGCTGTAGGTCCAGAATCACATCACATCCAACCAACTTCTTTCCTGTGTGGCGTCCAAGTTTGCAAACAGTGTCTTCTGGAACGAGCAATAGACGCTCAATCTGCGCGAAATACTTCTTGTCCTCACCCACCATCTCTTCACGAATGCGGAGGACACTCTTCTCCTCACCAGTCTCGTCATCTTTGGTACGCCAAAGGCCACAAATTGGTGGAAGATCACTTGACATGTTTGTATTTGTATGTATTTGTATATGATTCTATGTCAGAATCTCTCTAAGCTCTTTGCGTGGGCACAATTGCAAAATCAGATTGCAATTGTGTGTTAAGAGTATCTCCGATCGTAGCCTCAATCTCATCCAGAAGCTGTTGAAATGCATCTTTGAACTCACTCTCTGTTGCATTCTTTATGTGATATTTTGGTAGATTAAAATTTGGCATCTCACCAATCTCACTGCAGCCGAGGCACCAGTCGCGCCGTTTTTCCCAGTGTTTGATAACCGCTTCCTCCTCTGCCTCTTCAGTCTTATAGTCACACTCATCTCGATCTTCAACCAGATAGGCTTCCAAACGCTCCATGATCCCAAGTTGGAACACATTATCTCCATCTGCATCTGTTTGTTTCTTTCTCAAGCGGATTCCCCCTACTGGATGGCATCTAATCCATTCCTTCTCGAACGCGGTTAGATTTGTGGGAAGAGCCACAACACTGATCTGAACATCACACTCCAACAAGTAGTAAGTGCTGATGAACAGTTCTTCCAACAACTCTTTTATGGAATGGGTGACCAGATTTTCAACCGAGAGATCTGGCAACAGGGATCCTGTTGTATATGTCAATAGATAGTAGAATCCATATTCACTCTTAGTGTCATACTTGGTGGCTCCCATGATGATTCTCAAACGATGGAATGCCTCTGCAATCTCATGCGGATTCTCGTACAATCCCAGAAAATCTTTCAAGTGTTTCCCATCTCCCTGGAGAATGAAATGCTCCAGACTGGAATACTCTGGTGGAATGTTCTTGCTGCACGCATAGCTGAAATCAAGTGATGAGGTGTCAGGGCGCGGCTGCGGCTTCACACCATCGGGTTCGCTGCCTCCGTGATGCTGGTCGTTGCCTCTGTGATGCAGCTGATCATCCAATGTTTTCGGCATTGGAGCATCAATAAATTGGCCAATGCCGAAACAGCTTGCATGATGCTGTGAATCCACGGCAGTTGTCACACCTGGGTGGCAGTGGTGGTGGGAATGATGCTCCTCTTCATGTTCGCTGTCACTGTCCTGGGCAATGTCCACACTGAAATCGAATTCGTTCAAGGCACTTGCCTCCGATCCCACCGGTTCGTGAAGCCAGTGTTCCTCCATATGTAGTTTTTCGACACATTTTGTGTCGGATCATTCATGTTTCATTTTTCCAATGCTCATGTGTGTCCTGTCCTGGAGTCTATGTATGATGACTCAAGCACAGAGTGTGTCCTGTCCAGGAGTCTATGTATGATGACTCAAGCACAGAGTGTGACCAGTTCTGTTATGTAACTATTGAGCAATTTTTCACTCAGCTGGGGCTGGAGCAGCTGGTGGACCGAATGTGATCGCACCAGCCAAGAGCTTGTTGACGATAAAGACGGCGACAGTGACAATGCCAGCAACAGCGACATCCTGACCAGAGCCTCCTTGCCAGACCAGAACAAAGAGCATCAGGTACTGAAAGAGTTCGTTCTTGGCCATGGTCTTGAAGAAAGCAGGGGCCTCTGGGAACCCACCGAAAGCGCCAAGCGCAGTGGCGATTGGTAGGATCCAGTTGGACAGATCCAGATTAACCTTAACCATATGTATGTTTGTTTTGTGAGCAACTATAAAATAGTTTAGAAAACTTTCTCGAGTGAACAGATCTTGCATGTTTCTTTACTTTGGCAATAGTGGCTGAGTCATCTGCATGCAGAAGCGTCCATCAAATGGCTGTGTCTTTATACTATACTCTGACTCTGGTTCGCGAAACATATATGGATTTTGGTTGCCACATTTGGGACCCATCTCACAGACATAGATGCTGACCTTGGTGCCAGGAGCGAGGACTCTAGTGCCTGTAATGGTTAGAACCTCCTTCACAGTCTCCACATCATTGCCAGAACCACACTTGGTCATGCAACTGGATGGGTTAGGAATCCAGACATGTCTGGTTTCACTAGTACCCACCATGCTCTTTGTTTCTTTGTATGGATCACATGGATCGCATGCTCTCATGGATAAATCCCTGCATGTGCATCTGGAGTCAATTGACGACACAGAGCATTCAGAGGCACACGAATCTTGTGGTTCACTGAATATGATATATGCACTTGTCTGAACAGGCCAATGGACCGCATCTGTGCCAATGTCGAGTGTTCGGCTCAGACTGAGCTCAAGGGAATAGACACCTGGAACACAGACATCCAGGCAGCGACCACAATCCAGGACGCTGATATTTTTCTTATCGGGAATGTTGTTGAACTCATAATCCTCCTTGACATATGGAGCAGTGCCACACATGATGCCGGTTGGACCCATGGTATAATCGAGTTCACCAAGTACGCCACAAGCAATGGAATCCAGATAAGCCGCAGCAGATACACGCAGATCATGCTGGATCTTGAATGTTCTGCCATGATAGTCATCACATACAACATAGCTGAAGTAATAACTACTGTTCACCAATCTATTGTAGCACAATAGCAGGTTGTTATCGCATACCTCGATCCCAGTCAGATCATCATCACAATCTGCAGTCAGTTGGAAGGTGAAACAATCAAGACCTTGCTCCTTAAAGATGTATGGACAAGGGATCGAGATTTTGCCCTCACATTTGTCGTAACAGGCCTCACTCGATAAGAAGTGTTCCTTGACTGGCTTACATTTTTTCTCCTTTTTACTCACTGCTAGACGGCATTGAAAGTGGTAACAGCTATCCTTGTACAACCATAGGTTGGTCGTTTCACAATCGATGATCTTGTCACCATCCATCAAATCGCACTTATCCTGCAGCAGAGTGATTTCAGGTTGACACCCTTCACCAACGCGGATGCACCAGATCTGATTGCTCTCACAATCCTGAAAATATGTGGGATCCTCGGTTGGTGGAATAATACATTTCTGTTTTCCATCCCAGATTGTGATCTCACCAGTCGATTTGTTCAGACACACAATCTTCTTTTTCTTTTTCATTGGTTTTACACATTCCCAGCTCTCACACTCTGAACCAGATGAGTCATCACAATAAGTTGGAGGGATGTCACAGCATTCTTCAACAAATCCTCTATACTCGATAGTAACGCATTTCAGAAGAGTTCCGCGAGGCCCAGTTGGTCCTGTTGGTCCCTGTTCTCCACGGAATTCACACTCACGAGTCCAGCAGATGGATTCAGGTTCACTGGGCACATGGTCCTTTTTCATCTTTTTCCCACAGACCTTCTGTTCGCATTCGCTCTTGCTCTCACTCTCATCCGTCTCACTCTTTGTCTGAGCATATATGAATCCGGTCTTGCATTCAAAAACCTTGTCCCCTGGTCTCAGTGAATAGGGATAGCAGCCCTCCGGAGTAACTTTCCAGATTTTATAGATGAGACCATCATTGGTACCAAGATAATAGAAGAAATCCAGCTCTCCAAGCTGGCATCCATCAACAAGTTGCCAGGAGCAATCTGTTTTTACGAACAGATCACAATCACCACACTCCTCTATCTCAAGGAAGAAAGATCCAACCTCAGCATCCACATTGCAGTCAGGAGAATCTGGTCCATAGCCACCGCAGAAACTTGCCTCAATACACTCAATCTGCGTGCCTGGTTCTCCTTTCATACCCTCCAAATTCAATGAGAAGCACCACTTGCACTTGGTGAAGTTGAACCAATCGCCCGTTTTTTGATCGAGGAGCTTATCTCCCTCTTTACCAACAAAGAGTTTGCTTGGGCATGAACCCTGGGAATTCTTGGTCACCCAGATCTGTTTCTTGCATGGATCATAGAAGAGGAAACTGTTGTGGCCACTGACAATGCACCAGTTACCATTCATCTTCATGAGCAGGACACCTGCTGATGTATTCAACAGGTAATCGCCCTCGCTACCCTGTGAATTATCAGGATAACAGCTCTTGGCTTTCCCACGAAAGTTCAAACACTTGCAGAATATTAGGCTACCTCGATCACCTTTTTTCCCCTGAGCTCCACGAGGTCCATCTCTGCCCATTGGACCAATGTCTCCTTGAGCACCTTTTGGACCTGGAGGACCCATGGGGCCCTTGACAACCTTACAGGTTCCAGGTGGTCCTTGCGGTCCGCAAGGCCCTGCCGGTCCTCGTGGTCCAACCTTGCATTCCTTCTTGTCTTCTTTGGGCTTTGGACAAGATTTTGTGTGTGCCTTTTTTGTTGGTGTGGGCTGACTTACTTTAGTCTTGGCGTTGGATATGTGGAGGCTCTTGAGCTTTTGACAAGGGAAACATTCAGTATCCCCAGTCATGTGGCATTGGCATGGAGGCACATAAACAAGATCACGGTCGTCTTTGGGATCAGTCTTGCTGGACTTTCCTGCGGAATCAGGTTTGCTAACCGCCGCATTGTTCTTGGATGGCATTATGGAATCTTATAATATATGGTGACAAATATTTTTGGATGCTCAAGCTCTAGAGAACAGGGGCGACCTGTTCTTCCTTTTGGCAATCTCATCACCCCTCCACACAATCCTCTTAGGTGCCGGTTCGCATGGCTGCGCCACGTTCGCTAGCTCGGCTCCGCCTCCCTGCTCACTGTGCATCCCGTCTCTAACATGTTCGTGTTGCCCGAGTTGAAGCGAGAGCGAAAGGGAACAGGTCTACAAATGCTCTCTCTTTTGTGTCACTCTATAGAAAATATAGTGGTAATATGTAAGGTGGAAACCACTGTAAAAATAGGCAAAGTGGATGAAGTTTCCAAAAGTTCTTATGCCCCCGGCTCCCAAGCCTTTCAGAGCCACTGCTCCCACATATAGTGTTCGAGCTTTGCATCAATCAAACAAAAACTTCGTCCTCCAAGCCCAAGTGCGATTCACTGGGTTTACATATTCAACCATTCATCAATCTTCGAGAAAGTACGGCTAATAGTTAAACAGTTACAGTGACTGGGACGTGAAAATTCACAAACATTTTGGAGGATTAAAAATAAATTTTCAAACCAGAAAATCTCAGAAAAAAGTGCACGCTGCAGCAACAGTAGCTGTTTAAGAGGTAGATTGACAGTTCCTGACTCAGAAGACTTTGGTGCCCTAGACTTAGCTAATAGTGTCGCAATTACAGTAACTGAGATGCTAAAATTCACAAACATTTCGGAGGATTAAAAATAAATTTCAAAGTCAAAAAATCTCAGAAAAAAGTGCACGCTCCAGGAACGGTAGCTGTATGAGAGGTAGATTGACAGTTCCTGGCTCAGAAGACTTTGGTGCCTCAGACTTAGCTAATAGTGTCGCAATTACAGTAACTGAGATGCGAAAATTCACAAACATTTCGGAGGATTAAAAATAAATTTCAAAGTCAAAAAATCTCAGAAAAAAAGTGCACGCTGTACGCACCACAATGGTGCGTATGGTAGTTGCATAAGAGTTGGATTGATATTCCTGGCTCGAAAGGCCATAGTGCTGAAAATTATTTTGTTGCATATCACATAACATTGGCACATGCTGTTCACCAATGTGGTGAATTGCAGTAACAGATGCACCATACAACTGTTCAACAAAACCAAACAGATTGGTCACCTAACTTACAGTAGATTTTCTGATCATACTCTGATTGATGATCTGAGGGTCAGGAAGCCTTACAGAGGGCATCGAAATGGAGAACTGCTGATGAGAAAATTCGATGATCTGAATATATGTGCAGGTAACCCAGTCATCTTGTTTGCTTACCAAAAAACACACAAAGGAGACAGCCTGGTTCGTTTTTTCAACAGAATGGGGTTCGAGACCACACCAAGATCTCCAGTGTATCTCAAATACGGAGACAATGATGATATCATTGAAATAGTAAGAATGGAAAAATGCCATTTCAAGCCTCCTGACGCATTGAAAACACAAAAATGATGCTGCAGTAATGCTCTGTAGGTGTTCTGTCAGAGAACATGGCCAGTAACAGTACTGTCCCTGACAGTACATGTCCAAGTAACAGTACTTGTCCAAGGGGCACATTGCCTGTGACAATCACCAGGTCGTCTGGTCAGGGCTATATGAAGTCGAGATTTCTGGTATCATCAACACCAATAGAAATCCCGGCTCGTGGCGTTCAGAGCGTGATGGAGATTGATACAGTCGATAGAGTCGCTAACTCCGATGAGTTCGGAGGGGCTTATGATGGAGATATCGAGGTCAGGAGAGGTAATATTCGGCGCAGCGACTGGAGAAAAAAGATGCTGCGTAGATATCGTCATTGTACAGTGTCACAGACAACATATTTGGAATGTGATGCGGCACACATAGTACCATTTAATCTGTGTGTGGATGATCTGGTTGAGTGGGCAGAGGACCCAGCAAATGGGTTGCTACTGTCCAAGAATTTGCACTGGACATATGATCGCCTTTATTGGAGTCTGGATCCAAACGATATGATCGTTCCAGATGGTGATGACGGAACAGAAGATACAGAGACAATCAACCTCAGAATAGTGGTGCGTCCGACCAAACACAGTCTCTCAATACATAGGTATCTTGGCGAATATGTCACAGTCAGGACGGATAGCCTACCTTTTTTGAGGATTCATTTCGGTGCATTTCTATCACAATATCACAAAGAGCTGAGCACTCGCCTTACTGAGGCTGCTATTAAAGAACACATAGAGGATATTGACAGTGACTCACTGCCTCTATTCTACATATTGGATACAAAGTACGATGACTGCGATAAATTATATCTGGTCCTCAGGAAAAGTACACCCTTGAAAGACGCCAAATGGTATACCGAGGATGAAGGTGTGGCCGAATGGGGGCACGAATTCCTTGAGAAAGTTGCTGAGTTGGAAGAGGATCTGGACCGTAAGGATGATCCAGATTGGGCACCCTCCGCAAATGACTGACATCAGACAACAGACTCATGACACACGAAGTGACATGCTCGAGATGTAATTGTACAGTGTGATGCGCGCCCTATCAGGAGTGTATCCTAATGTGGTGAATTCGCCTTGGCCCAGGTATGGGAGAGTGGTTGACCTCATCTGTAAGTGGAATGTCCTTGGTTCTGGGCAAGGAGCTGCTCTGGGAGAAATCATCTTTGTGCTGATTCCTTCCAGCAGGGGGAGATAAATGCAGTCACGGAATGGGCTTGGGACATTGTGATCTGAATCCAAGGCTGGGATCAGAGGAATCTCGATCAGGAGACCAAATCTGTGCTTGATAGTCGGATCAGTAGTGCTGTTTGGATCGTGTCTCAGGCTTACCTGAAGGCCAATCATTTGTGACAGTATGCCAATTTCCAGCAGATCCAGAAGAGCGCTCTCGGTTCCTGTGATGAGCGCACTCTGTCCATGCATAAGATTGTGAAGATGAGGTGGAACATCCCAGGATAGATGTGAGTCCTTGTATGTCTGAATCTTCTCACATAAACGGTGAACCTGGCCCATTGCAGCATGCTTGTCAATAGGTCCATGCTCACCCCCACAGATGACCGGAGCCCCCAGAGACTTACAGGACATTGACCACTGCACAGGGATATTGCTATTCTTTTCCCCGCACGGGTCACGACTGAAATGGAGAAACAATGTTTGGGTGTCGTTCATGAACAAACTCACATCATATCCACCCTCTATAGCTGTTGCAATCCTTTCACGATCCAATATCATCGAGGACAGACCATCCTGGGTCACTATTTTCTCTGTAAATAGTGATTCAGTACATTGTGGTGGCTGCTGTTGAA